TACTCACGCAATTTACCCAACGTGGTCTTAAGAATAGGTTTAGCATTGACAGATCTTATTGGAAGAGTCGAACTTTTAACAGGGTCATAACTGATATCGCCCACGTTGATTTCCAGAGTGCCGGTGTTAGCTAACCATGCATCGAAATCTCTCGAGAAATAGTTTGATTCACCAAACACTTCATCGAGAAATTCCTGTGCCAATGGCAAATCAAACGACTGCGCACTTGCAACTGGAGTTATCAATGTGGGTTCCCAGACCTCATTCTCTTCAACCTCTTCAGAAAAATTTTTTGAAATCCCATTAACATTGACATAATTAAATATTTGATATGGGACATCTTCAGGTCTTTCTGAAGTGAGAATATAAACCTTGTCAGCGAGTTTTCGAAAAGTAACAGACAGCACTTCGGATGTAAAATACTTAAGAAATGAAGATCTAAGACAAACTCTTTCAAGTTTACCATACTGGTAAAGAAACTCAGAAATTGACTGACGAATTATACGCAGAGACAAATCATCAGACGCGGCAAACTTCGAAACCAGATGATAATGACCAGAAACAACAGTATTACCATGAGATTTAGAAACAGGAATTACTTCAGGAATAGAGTGATTTTCTTTAAGATAAGTCACGGACTGAACTGAATTGACAGACACATACTTCATAACGGGAGCGGAGATAGTACCAAACTTTTCAACAATTTCAGAAATTTGATCATCCGTGTGTTTTTGCAAGACACGTACACCATCAACACCAATCAATTTTGACAACGCATCTGAATCACATCGAGTATAATAACGAAGAGACTTGGTATGACGGGTAAGAGCCACAAGAGCATAATTAAAACGCAAGTAAATATCTGACATTTTCTTGTCGTTCAAACGAACAACAATAATATCAGGTGCCTCCTTGCCCTGAAATTCATGCACAGTGGATACGAGGAGTCCTTTGGTACGAAGAATCTGTTTTTCCGCTTGAGTAAAGACCAAGTACTGAGTTTTAGGTTCAATCGGAAAAGAATCGTTGGAAATGCGAGTGACAGTACAAGTGTTCTCAAGAGACGGTTTGACAGCGTGCATACCTTTATCAATAACACCTTGATTTTGTTGAAGGTAGTGATCATTCAACCGACGACAGACGTCTGCAGGACATCTGTAGGATTTATAAAGAACTTCAGAAACTTTAACAATAGACGTGAGGGAAATATACTTAGCATCAAAAGCAGGAGTTCGATTGACAAACGGAATTTGACAAACGTCTCCCAGACATTTGACAACAGAAGCACCTGAGATCTGAATAGCAAAAAATACTTGACCAGGATGAGACATTAAAGCTTCATCAATAAAGAGAGACTGAGAATACCTTCCCTTATTGATGAGATAACTCATCATGGTTCTGTAGTATTTCCGCGATTCATAATCACATTTTTGAGCAGACTTCTTTTCCAAACGAGTAATAAAGTCATCCTTACCTTCGACTGTCGAAAGAATGACTGTCGATGGTGAAGGAGAAGTCCAGTTGTTGCAATTGTTGACAATGAAAGTGGTTTTCCCACAACCAGGAGCTGCCTGAACAATCG